ACTTTTAGCTTCTCTTCTATCTTTTTCTTCTTGTGTCATATTACGAAATGGATTATTTCCATCTCCACCACCTCTTTCATAAGGTACTGCTGGATTTGTTCCAAGTAATGGATCCATGCTTCCATCAAAGTTAGTACCACCAAATTTCTTAGCATAACCTGGATCACCATAATCAATACTAGAATCATATACCCCTGTGTTATCACTAAGTTGTCCTCCTGGTGTTCCAAAAATTATTTGGCCAGTATTAGGATCTACTCTAAATCTATTTTGTGCAACTTTTCCTGATGGTGTATCTATAAAATTCATTTCATCTTCTGGTATAGTTTCAAAATAATTACCTGTGCCTGGTATCATTTGAGTTCCTAGTAATCCATTATTTTGTGAAATAACATTTTGTAATGCTGATGGATTATTTGCAGTTAATCTGCCATAACTAAGATTTCTATATTTTGCTACAAGTTGATCAAATGTTGACATTATCTATATCCTTCTTTTATTGCTTCTACATCTAAACCTTGTGCATCAGTCCAAGTAGATGCAGCTGGTATCTGTAAGTTAAATTTAAAATATCGTGCTGATTTATGAAATGGTATAGTTCCTGTACTATGCATAGTATTTTTAGATGTATTACTTTGAGTATCTGCTATTCTATTTCTAAATGATGCAGAACAAGTAGCAGAATTTGTATCTACAATAGGTCTAATATGAGTTAGTAATGCACGATTATTTTTTACTAATTCAGTTTCACCTGTACCAATTTCTGCAGCTAAAGTATCACCTTCAAAAGAACCTAATTTATGATCTGTATTAAATGCACCTACACTTCTGAGTCCACCTATAAATAATGCATTATCTAATGAAACAGTTATAGCATCAATATCATTTGTTCCTGCGCTTGGATAATCATCTAGTTCTTCTAATGTATAACCAGGTGATAAGTAATCAATAATACATTCATGATCTATTTCTACAACAGACCATCTATCACTAGCAATATGATATATTAATATCTTATCATTCTGTGTACCTGAATTAGAACCAGTAGCAGAAGGATAAGACCACATAACTAATTTATTTTGGTGATCATAAGATGCTCTAACTCTTTCTCTTAAATGAAACTTTAAATCATTATAGAAAAAACGATCAACTTTATTAGCTCCTATAGGTTTTGATGCAGATCCATCAGTTACATAAAATCCATCTTCAGATAAAAAATATACAAGATTTCCAACTTGGATTACATTCTTACCTTGTACAGCTCCTCTGTTATCTTCTATTCTTCTAAAAGAAAATATAACATTACCACCTCTATAATCCATTCTAGTAATACGAGATTCTTGAAATATCAATCCATATTGTCCACCAGTAACTCCAGTAATAACACCACCTTCAGGTAATGTTTCTGAATCAGATTGATTAGTTCCAGCAGTCCAGGATGTAGGACTATTAAAACTAGACCATTGTACTTTGTTTTGTGCAGTTGGTTGATATCCTGTAACAACAAAGTTACCTACAACAGCAGCATGTCTAAATGCAGGAGGTGATCCTGAAAGAGCAGCAAAGTCAGTTGATCCATCAAGTGTCCAGGCTTGTGGTGCATCATCACCATTGAAAGCAATAACTACCTCACCGAATCTAATAAAATCCCAATAAGAATCAGCAGGAAAACTAAATGTAGTTCCACCACTTTCATCTACAAATGAATTAGATGTTAGTTTATATAGTTTAGTAGCATCACCTGCAAATATAGAAACTACACCACTATCTGATTTAAATGCTTTTGCACCTTGGCATCTTGCAGTAGTTCCGTTACTAGATGTTGCAGTAATTTCTTTAAATGGTCTGTAACTATTTACAGCAGGAAATACATTCAATGCTTGTGTTGAACCTGGATTTACATGATTTGGTAAATCTGGTAACCATTCTCCAAAAGGTAATTGCATTAGTCTACGTTATCTAAATTATTAATATTAATATCTGATCTTTGTACTAATGGAGTTCCATTGTATTTATCAAGATCATCTGAATCTTCAACTTGTTTTATAGCAGATTCATATTGTGTTTTAAATTGTACAACAGTTCCCTGATCCATACCTCTAATAAATGTAGATGCAAAATATAATGCACCATATAAATAAACATCAGGATGATTTGTAAGAATATGATTAGTAGTAGTTGTGCTACTTAAACTGTCAAAAGCTTTATAAAATGTTAACCTGGCTGTTGCAGCTGTATCAGGAACAGGACTAAATCTAAAATTAGAACCTTCAATAGAGTACACTCTTGGTGTACCTGAATTATTAAATCCTTGTGTATTAGCTTGATGAAATGGTGTCATTATTTGTAAAGCTCTATCTGGTGTAAGACTTGTAAGAACAAAACTTCTTACTTGTAAGAAACCAGTAGGCAATGCTTCTGTTTCTGCATCAATAGTAAATGAACTATCTACTGTTTCCATTGATCTAATTCTTAATCTACGATTAAAATCAGCTTCTGTTAAATCTATAAAGTCATCTATCTCAGATGTTAAATCATCTCTAGCTAGGAAATTAGCTATTGCTATTTTTAAATTTGCGTAATTATTTAAAGCCATTATAACTTCTTACTCCCAATTCTAAAGTTTTGAAATTCGTTACTGTTTACCATTTTTTTAATTACATCACTTTGTTGATCTTTATCTAATTTGTACCAGTTAGAGTGACCATGTAATTCTTTTGTTTTTATTTGTAGAGCAATCAATGGTATTTGTGCAATCCTTTGAAAATCACCTTTTTGTGCTTCAGGTATATGATTCCGAAACATTTTGTTTTCTTCAAGAATAGGTGTTACATCCTGTGTCTTTTTTACAACAAGTTTGTGTTCACTTCTATCTACATAGATATCTTGATTAGGATTGTAAATATCTTCCATATTATAGCTCCGTTACATCAACATCATAAGCATCAACTAAGACTCTCCAACCATAAGTATCATTGTAGAATACTAAACCAATACCAGTATTTTGAGTTGTTATAGTTAAGTCGTTAGTAGCTGCTTGTATTTTCTTTGAGTTACGACCTACTGTCAAGTTGTTGGAATCAAAAGATGCGGTTGCGTCAAGTACATGAACTTCATCACCAGCACTTGGACTGGCAGGAAGTGTAATTGTAAATGCACCACTTGAAGTATCACATAATATTTTATCACCAGCAACAGCAGTATAGTTTGCTGTCTTAGTTAAATTATAATTAATGTGTGATTTACTATTAAGCTGTGTTTGAATGGCTGATGTTACTCCATCTAAATATCCAATTTCTGTATTAGTTACAGCACTTGTCGAAACATCACCATTAGCATCAGAAACTAAAGCTCTTTCTGTAGTTAAATTTGCCATCTTACTAAAAGCAATTGCAGCTCCTGAAGCTACACTAGCATTTACTACAGCATTACTAGCTAGTTCGTCAGCTCCAACAGCATCATTTGCTATTTTTGCTTGAGTAATTGAATCATCAGCAACACTTGAAGATATAGATGTGTTTAAATTTGAAAATGTTATTCTTTTTGTTGAACCTGCATCCGTATCAACTACGACAAATTCATCATCATTAGCTGGGGAGCTTAATGCTGTTAATGCTGAAATCTTACTATCTGCCATTTATAATCCTTTATTTAATCTTTTGTGTTTATTCATAGAACTAGTTTTTAGTTTTGTTTTATTAGGATTTCCAATAGATGTTCTCTTTGCTATCCTTATATGAGCTTCGTAGCTCTTTGCTTTTTTAGCCATTAGCTAGGAATAGGTCTGCCACTAAATACAGTACCAACTGCCTGTTCTAATTTAATATTGTCACCAGCTTCTAGTAAAATATATGTACCATCTTCTAACTGTAAGTTATCATTTGGTGTATCTGTTCTTCTATCTCTATATCTATCTTGTCCTCTTTTCGAGAATCTAGAAAGTAGTGTCATTGTGATAATTCAGTTACTCTTGATGTTCCATCAGTTGAACCAACCCTTAGTAATGCAACTTTTGTACCTGGTGTAACTCTAAAATATTCAGGTGTAAATGCAGGAACAATAATACTAGATGAAGTAGCAGTAGGAGATGTTGCATTCATTTCAACATAAGCATCTACAGTAGTTACAATTCTTATTTCTCTTGTTTGTGCAGAGAACGCATTTGATGTAGCAGCTGATGAA